TTGCTTATTGACATAAACGTAACATAAAACGGTTTTTATATCCCGGTTGGCGCGTAGTGAAACTTGGCAGGAATGCGAATAATGGCACGAATGCAGGTGTCACGTATTGGAATGCGAATAACACTTCCTCGAATGATAACACGAATATCGGCAGCCAGATCAGCTTATGTATTTTTTAGAAAAAGATATAAAAACCTTGCCTCTTGGCAAAACACAAATTACGCCTCTCAAAGTATTGGTAGGGAAACCGAAGATTCTGAGGTCAATAAGCAGATTAGGAAAAGCATGAAAAGATATAATAATTTATACTCACAAATATATGATATGGAGAACATTAAATTGGCTCATAAAAATGCCATGAAGGGAAAGGCTCATTATTCGGAAGTCAGAATGGTGGAAGCTAATCCTGATAAATATTTTAATGAAATTCATAACATACTTAAAGATAAAATATTTAAAAATTCCAAATATAAAATGTTCGTCAAAACGGACAAAGGCAAGAAACGGGAAATATTTAAACTTCCTTATTTCCCGGATAGAATTATCCATCATTGCATCATGAACATTTTAGAACCGATTTGGATGAAGACGTTAATAACAGATACTTACTCTTCTTTAAAGAACAGGGGCATTCACAAGGGTGTGCGGAGATTAAAGAAGGCTTTAAAAGACAGGGATAATACCAAATATTGTTTAAAAATGGATGTCAGAAAGTTTTATCCATCCATTGATCATGATGTTTTAAAGCAGATTATCAGACAAAAAATTAAAGACAAAGATTTACTATGGTTGCTTGATGAAATTATTGATTCGGCTGATGGTGTTCCGATAGGTAATTATCTGAGTCAATATTTTGGAAATTTATATCTGTCAGGCCTGGATCATTGGCTAAAAGAACAGAAGCAATGCAAGTATGTTTTTAGATATTGCGATGATATTTGTGTGCTCCATTCGGATAAAAAATATTTATCTGGGCTTAGAAAAGATATTTCAGAATATTTGGAAACAAAACTAAACGTCAATTTAAAAGAAAATTGGCAGGTGTTCCCAGTTGCTGTAAGAGGAATTGACTTTTTGGGATATAGGTTTTTTCATGACTACACACTCTTAAGAAAAAGTACCGCTACCAGATTCAAAAAGAGAATGAGAAGCATAAAAAAGAATCATAACAATCTAACCCCGATAAATATTTTGAGCGGAGTGATGAGTTATTGGGGATGGATGAAGCATGCAGATTGTGTTAGGTTACAGAATAAATATATTGACTATGGTGTCAAAAAGATAGTTGATAATGTCTGCAAAGAAAATAAATTACATAATCCGATGGGAGTATTTTAATGAAAGAATATCCTGACTTTGCGAGTTTTGCAGAAGAATCTAAACCCCTGGATGGTGATAAGAAAAAGATTGATGATATATTGGGTCAGAATATCTTGGTGCTGGATTTTAAGATAAACCCGAGCAAACAAAACAAAGGCACTTCATATGCAACTATTCAGTTTAAAATAGATAAAATAAATTATGTCGTTTTTACTGGATCAAGTGTTTTGTCGGGTCAGCTCGAAAAATACAAAGACAATTTACCATTCAATACCGTGATAAAAAAGATCAATAAATACTACACATTTTCATAGAGGATCAAAATGAAAACAAACTCAAAAGATTATCCAACAATACAACGCTTGCAAGGCAAGATCCTTGTGCCAACTAACATAACCCAGTCAACAAATGAAGAGGGTGAAGAGTCATACAATTACTGGCAAGTGTCCTTCCCGCTCACATCAAAATTATCCAATGCCGAATTGACATCAGAAGCAAATAAAGAATATGCAAAACTCAGTCAAATAAAAACTCTCGAAGCAGGTTGTCCAACAAGCCTTGGATTCAGGATTGATTGCATGGATAATAATGTGGCTGATTTTGATAAGACTCTTGGCTTGATAAGTATTTATCCCACAATGACAGAAGTCACCGTGAGAGATTATGACAACCTCAACCACACGATTACAGTCGATCAGTATAAGCAGATGTGCTTGGAACTGGGTGCGCATGTAATGGGCGTTCGGCAGGCTTATTGGGCTGATGTGGATGCTGTGTAACGTTTAAGCGGGGACTCATGGTTCAACAAAACCCCGCCTAAATTATTAAGGATTAACACATAAAGCCGGAGTTAAAATGACTGAGCCAACGAGACGGTATAATGACGGAATTGAGCCAACGACTGACCACGATTTATTAATCAGGTTGAACACTAAAATCAGCACGATTTGTTTGTCCCAGGCAGAAACGAACCAGCATTTAAAGGATTTCACTGATAAGATAGAACTCAGGTGTGAGTCAAGATTGAAATTGATTGATAAAGTGAATGATAAAATCCTTGGCAAGTCAATATTCACATGGCTTTTGGGAATTGTAATTGTGGTGATTATGACGGTATTTTCAATAGCTGGGATTAATAAAGTTGAGATCGCAAAGTATCAGCTTATGATTGACGCAAACGCTGAACAAATCAAGTCAAATGCTGATGCTATAAAAATCTTAATTAGCTCTCAACAGAAGGACATAATAGAATGAATTTTGACAGCATAATTATTGAGTTTATCACGAACAATTATTTGACATTGACAATCATGTTCACGGCACTTAAAGGAGTGGCTAAAATAACTCCCTGGGCGTGGGATGATTCCATTGTCTCCCTGCTTTTTGGGGCTTTTAAGTCAATCAATCCGACGAAGAGTGTTGAAAAATGAATACTAAAAAAATACAAGATATGATCATTGACCATGAAGGATATAGGCGATTTCCTTACAAATGCACTGCAGGGGCCACCACTGTGGGATATGGTCGAAACTTGGACTCCAGAGGCATATCAGAAGATGATGCTCTGTATCTGCTCAACAATGATATCCGGGATTGCACTGCAGACTTGCTCTCCATTTTTCCTGATCAATTTGAATCATTCCCAGAAAATATCCAGCTGGTCCTGATTGACATGAGATTTCAAATGGGTTCCGGTGGGTTCCGAAAGTTTAAAAAGATGATCGCCGCCGTTAAGCGAGATGACCCCGGGGAAATGATAAGGCAGATGAAAGATAGTCGCTGGTATCGGCAAGTGCCTGGCAGGGCCGAGGATTTAATTCGGATGATCGAGGTGCTGTGAATCAAAAAAGGCCCACAACAGTCATTTGCTGTGGGCCTTTACTCTTATTCGTTTTCCATCCATGCGATAAGATTTTTCCATACCGATGCATTACAGCTATCACCGTAGGGCATTTCCCGCATGTTAAACCACACCTCTATTTCAGATTTGATATCCCGTTTGATTTGGGATTTTAGATTGTCTGATAACTCATTCCAATGGTTTTTAATCCAATCGCATATCAAACTTGGGGCGTATGATGCACGCCCGATTCCGTAACGTATACCTGCCAGGATAATAAAATCTGTGTCTCTGTCGTCGAGTATTTTATTATTCATGTTTCTCCTTTTCCGCATCGAGCCGGTAATCAAAATCAGAAATATCTGGCCAATCCGAATTATTGATATCAGTTTCCAGCCATTTTGAATAGTTGGCCAATTTCTCGAAATCTCTTGACTTACTACCTTTAAAATTTAGCCTGCAAGCATATTTTATGACGTTCCCGAGCAAGTATCCAATATACTGTTCATGCGTCAATTTTGCTTTGATAATTTCGATAGTTTCAATATTTCCTGTGTCATAATAATTGGATTTCTTGTCTTGACTCATTGTTTTGTTTTCCTTTGGGTTTAACCGTTCGTCTTCTTTTTTCCATTTAGAGGCAGTTTTCCATCCGTAAACATCGTCTCTATCGCAATATTCACACGTGTTTTCCGTTATATCTATCCCAGCTTTTGAAGCTTCTTCAATAAAATCTTTAATCATTTTGTTTCTCCCTTCATTGATGTTTTATTTGTTTTGGGTATCAAATATGAGCCGGCCATTTCCTTCCCAGATTTAAGCCGGTCAATATTCGTTTTTAATTTATAGTTTTCAGATTTTAATTTATAGTTTTCCGTAATTAGCTGTTGGTGCTTTTCTCTCAGTTCTTGGCCTGGGAGGATTATTATCCACGCACATGTGGCGATAACACCGATGCATATTCCGATGACTAACGATTTCATAATCCTCATACCTCCCCGTCTCTCAACTTAACCAAAAATCTGAAACAATCGGCGATGCTTGCTTTTGCGTTTTGAATGAGATGCATGCTGTTTATCTCTTTGAATTTTACAAGCATCTTGTCGTTAGCATTTACGTACGCCAGCACTTTTAGTGCCGTTTGAATCTCGCCTTTTGTCGGTTTTTTCATGATTTATCCCTTTCAAAAAACGCTGTTATAACCCAGTTATCCCTCATTACCACAGACCACCCCATGTACTCAATGATCTCATTATATCTGCTATATCGGCACAAACCATGCTTAATCACGGCCAACACAGTTGGTTTGAGTATTCCCCGGGCCGTCATCCGCTCAATTGCATGGCTGGTGAAATTTACTGCATGATCCAGTTCACGGGCCATATCCCGGTTCATGTCGCATCTTCCTCCTGGAGTTGCCAGCCGACCAATGTCCAGCCATCGACCTCCCTGGGATCCTTGGCATACATAGCACCACAGTTCTTGCAGATCAATTCTTTCCCGTTTTTCGATAGTTCAGTTTCACACTGCTCACATTTTTTCATTAATAGCTCCAATTCGTAGGGACACCGAAATTATCCGGCACATATTCTTTGCGGCCATCGGCAGTGGCGTGCAGCGATTTCGATTCGTAAAAAATACAATTCTCACAATAAACTCTCCCCTGTCCACCCTTCTTAAATGCTGCCTTGGGCAGGCAGTCGGACAGATAGAATTTGCAATCTGGCTTGACAGGGGGTATTTTTTTTAGTTCTTTATATGTGTATTTTCGGGCAGGCGCTGGTATGCTTTTGTCGCGGGATATCCATGCGTCATGCCTGGCCGTCTTCTTGCGCTCAGCTGCACAAATCTTGCATCTGACCCTTTTGTGGGATGTTGACTTTGTCCCCAAAAACCACTTCTCACAGTCAACGCAATAAAAAATCTTATTAGTGAGTTCTGCGCCACATTCTGGGCACATTTTTTTTCTGTATCGACTGCCAGACCCGATATTCGAGCTTTTTCTAAACATCATGTCAGGGCACGTGCTGCCACATTCAAAAAGGAGATATTGTTCCTGGCCAGGGCCAGGGGTGGGTATTCGTATGTCGTTTTTCATTTTGCCCCCTTCCGGCGAAGACCGTATTTCATTGGTTTCCTGTGTGCTGTTTTCTTAAAATCGTAGCAGGACAACGGGAGGCTCCCGCCTTTGACCCGGATGTTCTCCTCAAGGATTTTGATCAACAATGCCTCCCCCTGGCTGGTTGTTTTTTTCTTCATGGCGTCACCGGTGTCTGTGGTGGGTGGTAGTCTGACCGAGTGGTATCAGTCCGTTTTTTCACCTGCCATTCAAAGCCACATGCCGGGCATACGGCTGTCAGATATTTAATCCCGTGGATAGTGTGAATCTTGGGTTTATCATTGACCATTTTCCAATTGAAAATGATTTCTAATTCGCACTTTCTGCATCTTAATCTCCCCATGATCTACTCCCCCCTTATTAGTTTGCGGACCTTGTCGATATTAAACATCCAGTCAACCGAGCTGGTCTTAATCCCCAGCCGTGCCGTCGCCTCTGCCAATGCAATTGCAGTTTTTTTAGAAGGGTTATATTTACCAATCAATATGAATGATATATAAGCAGGCGTTAGCCCGCTTTCTTTTGCCAATTCGATGTTTGTGATTTTCTTTTTCATGTTGAGATAATATAATATTGTTATATCAAAGTCAATATAATAATTTTATATTTTTTACATTGACAAACAAAAAAAAACAATATAATCTTTTCATACAGTCTAAATCGACACCGGGTACACAAGCCGCACGCGGCAAACAATGGGCGAAACGGATTGAACCAAAAACCACCACTATAATAAAGGAATGAATTGCATGAAATGAATTTTGAGCCAGCCAGGGGCCGCGCTTGATAGAAAGCAAACCAGAGATTTGCCCTGGCGGGGATTAAATAAGAACTTTAAAATATAAGGTTTCAATAAATTCACATTTATTCAAAAAATCGCCGGGGCTTACTTTAAACTGCATTATATATAAGGATAAAAATCATGAAAACAATATTAGCAGCAGCGTTACTCTTAACAGCAGGGTTTACGATTATGGGCACAGGAGAAGAATCACTTACGTTTGTTATCGTTTTGTGCATTGCAAAAATCGCCATGATTTTTGGCGGCGGCTGCTTGTTGATCTATAGTCAGGGGGGCAAATCATGAAAGACGATAAAATAAAACATCTGAGAGACGAGAACGCCAGGCTGAAAAAGTTGCTGGCCGAAGTGGTAGAAGCTTACGGCGATCGGGGATACCATGGAGATAGGATTTTTACCAGGGATCACCAGCCGGGGATCATGCGGCGGGTGATGGACGCGGCGGGTGATGGACGCGGCGGGTGTGAAATGATTTATCCGAATTGTGGAAAATCGTTGAATGTCAAGAAACGTGATTGATGCCATTGGCTTAGCTTCTTGGCTGATTGATACGCCGGAAATTAGAGAAATTTGTGAAAAATTCGGGGCAGATATCGAAGAGTTGATCGCTGATTTAAACTCTGAAATTGCGGGGATTATTTAGTAAAAATCGTTGCTCATTAATACATTGACAAAGCTATTTTTTTAATATAATATTTATTATTATATAATAATAAAAGGAGGTGTATGGTTTGAAGAATGAATTTAAAAAGCAATTGAGAGATAACGGTCAAAGCCTTAAATGGTTTTGGTCAACATATCTCAAAAGGAATATCTCTTACCAATATTTCATTATACAGATGAATGACGGTGCCGAGATACGGGAAGACGTAGAGCTGGCGATTACAAGTTTCATGATTGAAAAGGGGAAAAAATGAAAAAGAGAAAATTTATTGCTATTGATCTCGAAACTATCGCAGATCCTGCCATGCTGGGGATACTCCCAGAAGTGAAACCCAAAGGCACATTAAAAGATCCTGTCAAGATCGCGGCTGACATTGCACAAAAGAAAGCCGCACAGATTTCAGGCATGGGGTTATCCCCTATGATGAACATGATATGTTGTGCCGGGTGGTGGGACTCAGATGGTAAATCGGGAGCCGTTATGCTCGATGACGCCACAGATGAGGCAGAAAAGAACCTGCTTATTGAATTCTGGGATATCTTAGGTGGGTACGATCACTTTGTCACGTTCAACGGGCGTGCCTTTGATATTCGGTGCATGTTGTTGCATGGCGTGAGTCATGGCATCAGGCCGAGTGTAAATATTGACCACGGGCGGTACAACCGAGCCGGGTCAAACCATACCGATTTAAGGCCGATACTGGCGGGTGATGATAAGTTTGCACCAGGGAAGCTTGATTTTTTTTGTAGGAAATTCCTGGGGGCAGGGGAGGAGGATCATAAGACCGAGGGGATTTCAGGCGATTTGGTCCAGGGGTACTTCGATCTTGGACTTTTGGATGAGATTCGGGAATATTGCATTCAGGACTGTTCATTGACATATCGATTGTTTGAAAAGATTAGAACTGCTGGATTGATTGAATAAGGAGAAATGACTAAATGATTAAAAATATCACAGTACAACTTAATGAAGCAGGCAAAATAAAGATAGGCCGTAAGGGTTCAATGATCACCAGCCAGGCCGGGAAGGAGTTTCGCCCCCCTGAAAAACTCGATCATTTCCAACTCGTCACTACTGAAAAAGACGAATCCGGGGATTATCTCGTTGACACAGTTCTCGAAAACAGAATTAAAGAAGAGGGCACCGGCATTGTCAATGATGCAGGAAACCTCATCGGGCTACCTATCAGGCTTCTATATAATGACACCGAATTGAATTTTCCCACCAGGCTGGCCAGTTATGTGGGCGGGAAACTGTCATGTTCTGGTGACGGGGAAACGGCCACAAAGCGTATTGATGATTTCACGAAAAGTCACCCATGCCCATGCCCCAGATTTGACCATGGATATGCCGGGAAGGACAAATGCAAGCCCATGGGTGTGCTTTCTTGTATCATTGACGAGGCTGGATTGTTCGGGCAGGCACATAAATTTAGAACCACCAGCATGAACAGCGTAAAAGGTATTCTGGGTGGTCTTGAATTGATCCGGACTGCTACCCGGGGGAGGATTTCAGGACTTCCGCTCATGCTGACACTAAACGCAAAATCGACACAAACACCCCAGGGCCAGAATGTCACCGTCTATGTGGTTTCAGTCTGTTATCGAGGGGATATGTCGGCATTAAGAAAAACTGCTATGGCGCTGGTTAAAGATGAGGCACATTACATGTTGAGTATTGAAAGCCTGGAGGCCGACGCGATAAAAGCCATCCCTGAAAAAACCCAGGTCAATGAGGCTGAAGAGTTGGAGGTTGCTGAGGAATTTTATCCTGAATCCCTGCCGGGGGCTGATTCAGAGAGTGTAAAAATAATATCCCAAACAGGTGTGGAAACCGAAACCATTGACCTTACACCGGAGCCCCTGGCGGGGAATGAAGAATCAGACACCATAGGGGAAACCCCGGTGGGGCCATACAAGGCAGTTTATGAAAAGCTCCTGATTGAAACCGATTATAAAAAGGCCATTTCGCTGGTCAAGCGGTTGACAAAGGGTAACTTGGTTTATTTTCTCACCCAAGAACACCCATCTATCATAATTGAGGATGGGGCCAAAAAACCAGAACTTATTGAGTATTGCGAAACTGTTCTTGTAAGCCTTGTGGGGGAAGTCGGTGTCACAGACACAGAAGACCATTCGATGCTTGGCACAGTTAAAAGCAGCCCGGCATATGTGGCCATCAATGGCATTCCAAATGCCGATAGGGTCAAGTTTCTCAATGCTGTTGGTGAATTTTTTAAGCCCATGCCGATCGACAGGACGGCTACCCGGGATATTTTGTTGGCCAAAGTGGTGGCAGAACTTGAGCGGCGCATCAAAGCTGACATGAAACCCCAGGCGGGGCCTGCTGCGCAAAAAGAACAATCGGAAGTCAAAGAACCTGAGGTAGAAAATAATATTCAGGAAAAAGAAGTTGAACCCGAACAATCTACGGAGCTTGAACCAGAAGAAAGCCCGCTACAGGCGTGGGATGATTCAGGGTTGATAGAAAAGCCCCAGCTTATCCAGATTGTCAAACTGAAAAAAGACATGGAGATGCTCGGCACTCTGGATGTGACAAAGCCCGAGGAGTGGCAAGAAAACTGGATCTCCCACTTTCTGGATGCCGATGGGAACCCGCATGTCTCCGCTGTGAAGCTCAGTGTTGACCAGGGCAACGCACTAATTGAGGCGCTCAAAGCTGCTGACAAAATACCGTTTTAGTATCAGAGAAAAACCAAACATAACCCATAATTAACAACAACAAATCAGGAGAAAATTACCATGGCAGATACACAAGAAATTAATTGGGACGAGATCAATGTTGACGAAACAATCACGGAAGCAGACCAGAAAATGTCTGAGGACATTTCCACCGAAACCCCGGTAGGTAAATTTATTTGCACTATTGAGACCTGCACCGCCCGGGAGAACGCAATGCAGGCGTACACATGCTATGCGGCGAATATCAAGTTTCGCATTGACCATGTTCTTGAGATTGAGCAAAAAGTCAAGGATGATAAGGGTGCTTTCGTGATGAGAAACGGGGAAGCTTTGCGGAAAAAGATAGTGGTTGAGAAAGAACAGCAGGTGTCTATCAACGCCCTGTATGCCGGGCGGTTTGTGTTTGACTCAGTCAATTTGGCGAATCCGAAAGAAAAGGATTCAATGAAAAACAGAAGACTTTTTGTGGCCAAAAAGATTGGGTTGATATCACCTAAAGCTGTGACTATTAAAGGCAGCGACTGGGCCGGGTCAGTTGGGAGGCGGGTAATTATTAGCACAGAGTGGAACTCGTGGAAAGACAAGACTACCGGAGAAACAAGAAAGAACGTCCGAGTGGGCTGGAGCGGGTATGATTTTGCTCCGCAGGATGGTTCGGTGGTTGAGACTGTTTCTGATGATGATTTTAGCGATATCTAACCCCTGCCGGGGGCTTTTAGTGGCTATGTAAATTAAAAGAGGGTGTGCCGTTTGGTGCCCCTTTTTTAAAAGGAAAAATAGGACTAAATGAAAAACATAATCTCATTATCAGGTGGAAAAGATTCAACTTGGCATATCTTTACCACCATGCTAATATCATCAATAGATTAATTATCTTAAAAAGATGGAGGCATTATGATTATTGATGATATTGCAAAAAGTAGCGATTGGTATTTTGACGAAAATACCAATGAATGGGTGAATATGACAGAATATTTTAGCAAAGCAAGGAATAAGACAAGAACTAAAAGTATAAGATATGTTATTGTACCTTGTAGTATTTGCGGCGCGCCATTTTTGCAAAAAAAAGGAAACGAAAAAAAATATAACAGAGCATATTGCTCAGATTCTTGCAGGAAAAAGGCTATAAATATTCACTATGCTGGCAAAAATCACATGAGTTATTTGTCTGGAAAATTTAAAGACCAACGCGGATACATCCATATAAAAAGCGACAATCACCACAGGGCGGATGCACATGGATACGTGTATGAGCATATTATTGTAGCTGAAAATAAATACGGCAGGGAAATTTTAAAAAATGAAGATGTGCATCATATAGACGAAGACAGATCTAATAATGACCCTGATAATTTAGAAGTTTTATCCAGGAAAGAACATACTTGCAGGCATAAAAGATTTAGGTATGAAATCTCGAACGATTACTTAAAACATGCGGTTTTAGTGGAAGGCAAAAGATTCACTGATATAGCTGGTGAATTTGGGTGTAGCGCAGGCCTTATATCATTGAAGTGTAAAAAAATAGGAATAAAAAGTTCATATGGAAATTACAAATAAAGGAAATTCTCCCGAGAGCTCGAATATTATTTCGCTCTCGGGAGGCTAATTGCAAAGATTCAACAGCTATGCTTTTAATGATGCTTGAAAAAAATGAACCAATCCATAGCGTGGTATTTTTCGACACCGGCTGGGAGTTCCCAGAAATGAAAGCCCACATTGGTAAACTTGAAAAATACACTGGGCTGGAATTTATTAGGCTGAAACCCACAGAACCCTTTGATTATTTGCTCAATGAAAAGCCCATAATTGCCCGTAAGGGGCCGATGAAAGGCAAGCCTCATAGAATCGGTAACGGTTGGCCGTCCGCAATGCGGAGATGGTGTACCAGGTTGAAAATAAATGCTATTGAAAAATATTACCGCCAGCAAAAAGATTTTATTTCCTGCATAGGTTTTGCAGCAGATGAAGCAAAACGGGTGCCGGTAGTATCTAAAAAGAAGTGGCCGGAAAGATACCCCCTGATTGAATGGGATGTGTCAGAACAAGAAGCTCTGCAATACTGTTATGACCACGGTTTTGATTGGGGTGGGTTATATGAGCTATTTGGCCGGGTATCCTGTTATTGTTGCCCGTTGCAACGTATTGGAGAACTCCGCAATCTAAGAACGCATAGGCCGGAGTTATGGGCCAGAATGATGGTAATGGGAAAAGATCAAAACAGGGGATTCAAAGAATGGAAAACTGTACAGGATTTTGAAAACCGATTCGCGCAAGAAGACCGACAGCTTGATTTGTTTCCGAAAATCAATAAGGCGTTAGCAAATGCCAGATAAAACAGCACACCATCCAGACGGACACCACGTTATTAAATTTGGCGAAAAATGGCATACCTACACGGACCAGAATGGCACCAGGTACACCAGCGGCACCAAATTTGTGGGCCAGTTTTTTCCAAAATTTGACATGGTGGCCATGTCTGAAAAATGCTCCGCAGGGGAGAATCCGAAGTACAAAGGGCGTGAACCCGAAGAGATCCGGGCGGAGTGGGCGGCGGAGGGTGACAGGGGGCGCACTGAGGGGACGCTGGTGCACAATTATGCAGAAGGGTTGATGTGCGGGTGGTCGCCTGAAAATATGCCCACGCCAATATCAGAGCGCACAGAGACTATGTTTCCCCATGCCCGGGCAGC